TTACTTAATAAAAAATATTTAAAAATAGATCATTTTTTAATGTTGTATATTATAAATTAAACAACATTAAACAGTATTATTTACTTTACATTTTAAAAGAACCACCCTCACCACCTATAACAGATCACGAAAACTGCCAGGTTACCCCCAAACAGAATCCCCACCAAAAAAATCACTCTGGTACAATGTATAGACAAAAATAAATAAATATACTATACTTAAATTAGGTGATAAGAATGGGAATAACAGAAGAAGAGTTTTATTTAGTAGATTTAAAAAGTAGATTTGATAAAATAAAACCGAATACATATTATTTATCGTATAGTGGTGGAAAAGATAGTCATTTCTTGTATTGGTTTATAAAGGAATATCTAAAAAGGGATGATATAAAGATAGTAGGAATAAATACATATATGGAACATCACGAAATATTGGCAAGAATATTAAAGAATAGCGATGTGGTATTAAGACCTAAATTAAAACCTATGGAGATAAAAGAAAAATATGGTAGTCCATGCTTTAGTAAAATGCAAGATGACTTTATAGATAGATACCAAAGAGGTAGTAGATGTAGAAGTGTAATGGAAAGAATAATGGGGAAAGACTCTGAAGGAAGAGATTGGACACGATTTAAACTATCTAAAAAGGCAAGAGAACTTCTATTAAGTGGTAATTTACATAGGGTTAGTCCTAAATGCTGTAAATATCTTAAAAAAGAAGTAGCAAGAGAGTTTGAGAAGGAATCTGGATTAAAACCAATATTAGGTGTTAGGGGAAACGAAAGTGCTTTACGAAAGAGTAAATATAAGAGTTGCTTTACTAACGATATGAAGTTTACTCCTATACATGATCTATCAGATGAACTTTTGGACAAGATATATGCTAAATATAATATCGAAATACCTGAAATATACCAACATATATGTAGAACAGGATGTATGGGATGTCCTTACGGAAGTTATAAACACGATACAGAGAAAGAATTAATGCTAATTAACGATAATCAATTTAACTTTGTATGCGAATACTTTAAAGAATCTTATCAAGTATTAGGTATAGATGTAGAGGAAATAAGGAGAAAAAGGGAAAATGAAGGATTTACAAATATACATACTAGCGAATAGGATCATGATAACAAGTTTAGCGAAGAATTATGTCAAGAATAATAAACAATTAGTAAAATGGATGGAAGATTGCGAAAAGCAGGCAGAAGAACTACTTAAAAAGAAAAGTATTGACAAGAAAAAGAGATAATGGTATATTTAAAATGTCTTAGGAGTAGTACACTAAGACTTCTGGTATTGGTTCTTATATATTTTATATATTGTAAGTACCCCTATACTTTTTATTCATTTTAGCGAAGATAGTATATTGATCCAACTATCTTCCTCCCATGCACTGATAGTTCAATCGGTAGAGCAAACGACTCCAAATCGTTAAATCAGGGTTCAAGTCCTTGTCGGTGTGCCAATATCGAAGATTACCTGTTTTGTGTTAATCTTTATATATCAATCTCTGTATTTGTGTACGATTAATTTCGTACACTTTTTTTGTGTTTTTTTATTTAGGGGTATTGACATTATTTATTTATGTGTTTATACTTAATGTATAATATAAAGAAGGAGGTAGAAAAGATGTCAAAAGAAGAAAAGGTGCAATATATTAGGGATCTAACACAAGCATCTTCGGTTATGTCTGTATGCCGTGATTTAAAGATACAAAGAACTAATCTATACGAAGGCAGAACAACAGAAGAAAATATAGATCTTGTTGCAAAGGAATTAACAAGAAGAGTAAAAGAAGTTTTAAAGAAATATAGAAAGTAGGAAGAATAGAAATGACTAGAAAAGAGTTTATATTAGGCATGTGTATAATTGCATTTTGCATTACAGTTTGGACAATTATAGATGAACCTAAAATACCTTCAACTGTGCCTGTTAGAATTACACAACAATATACAATTAAGACAGTTACAGATGAAGAAGGTAATGTAGAAGTAGAAGTTAAGTAGAACTTAACTATTCTGATCTGGAGGTACAACAAATGAAATTACAACAAAGATTCACATTTCAGAAAAAGTTTATTTCCGAAAAGATAGAAAGAGAGATGGGAACTATGTTAAACGAAAGTTTTAAGGGGGAATATAAAGGATTTAAGTATTATATTCAAAACGGACTTTGCAGCCCTTGTGCTTATATAAAAATACCTAAAGAACATCCTTTATATAAAATTGATTTTTGTAGAATCAATATGTATGTTCACGGAGGATTAACTTATTCAAACGAGGAATTATTTTTTCAAGGTAAACCACTTAAAGGATGGTTTATAGGTTGGGGTTATTGTCATTCAGGAGATTTTATGAATATAGGTGGAAATATTCACGAAGGTAAAATACATACTTTAAAAGATATAAAAATTGATTGCACAGCAGCAATTACAGATTTAATAAACGGAGATTACGAGATATATGGAGAAGAGTAAAAGTAAACAATTAATATTTGTTTTCAGCGAAGATTGTCAAAAATACGAAACAACAGTGTTATCTATTGTAGAACTGGCAAAGTTCTTAGATAGAGATGTTCAAAGTGTTTATACATCTATGTCTATTCAAAAAAAGAAAAAAACATCTAATTTAGTGTTAAAAGATTACGAAGGAAAGAAACATTCTATTATATTTGAAAAAGAGTTTAGAAAGTGTAAGTGGTATAAGAATGAATAATGCAGATAAATTATTAAAAATTGGAATGGAACTTGGAAGAATCAAAACACAATTTGAAGATTTGAAAGAAGAAAATAAAAAATTAAAAGAAGAAAATAAACATATATTTGCAAATGTAAATGATGATGAATTATTAAGAAGTAATGCTATGAATTGGGCAGAAAAAAATAAATTACAAGAAAGAATAAATAAAGCAATAGAATACATAGAAAAAAATAAAGAAGGAATTGACGATTGTTTTGAACCGTATATTGGTTTAAGTGAAATAGAAATAGAAGAACTATTAAAAATACTAAAAGGAGAAGAAAATGAGTAATAAACCAATAACTTATGAAGAAAAAATGAAAGATAGAGATACTGAATTCTTATATGATAAATGTGTTAAACAATATCATAGTATTATGAACTATCAATCTCAAATGTGTGAATATAAAAGTCGCATTAAAGAACTTGAAACAAAATTAAATAAATTAAAAGAAGATACACCAAAAGAACCAATTGTAACTTTGAGAGGAACACCAAATTTAGAATTACAACTAAAAGGTGATTTACCACAATACAAAGATTGGTGGCAACAAGAACAAGAAAATAAAGCAATAAAAGAAGATAAGAAAATAGAAGATACAGCAAGATTTCAATATTCTCAAATACCAAGTTGGTTTGATATTAAGGAAGTAATAGGAGTAGTAAATGAGAATTTTGAAAGACACCAACAAGCATTAAATAAAATAATAGATAAGATAAATGGTGAATAGATATGAGTGCAAGAGAAATGTTTGAAAAGTTAAGGTATGAAAATATACAAAGTAGAGATAAAACATTATTAAAATATGAAAGAAATGGTATGAAGAAAATATGGTTTGATTTAGAAAATAAAGAGATATTGCTAGATGGTGTTTGTTATTTTAAATTAAAAGAACTACAAGCAATAAATAAACAAATAGAAGAATTGGGGTGGAATAAATGATAAAGATTAACTATGGTGGTAGACAAGCAGGGAAAACTCATTATGAAATGACTAAACTATTAACTAGTCTATCACCTGATGAAACAAATTGTATTAAATGTATGAAATATATAATAACTAATTTAAAAGATGAAGATTTAAAAATTCTAGTTAAAATATTACTTGGTAATAGATACAATGAATTTATAGAAAGAATAAAAGGTGAAGAATAAATGTTTCCAAATGATATAAAAAGAGAAAATGTAAAATTGTATATTTTACCCCATAAATTAAAATGGTATCAAAAGATATTGCAAAAATTACATATAAAAAATTATTATAAAGAAATTAAATCAGTAGTAGAAATAAAATATATAGGAGGAGAATAATGAATAAAAAAGTGTATTTAAGTGATCCAGAATGGACTAAAACACACGACAATTTAGGTGGTGTAAAAGCAGATATAGTATTTGACAATCCTATGGAATATGAAGAATACGATAAAGAGTTCAACGATATGGAAAACGGAAGATATTACTATCTAACCGATAAGGATTACAAATCAATCGTTGATAAACTTAAAGAAATAGTAAAAAATAAGAAATCAATAGATGTAGAAGCAAGTATGGAATATTTATTGCTAGATGATAAAGACTTAGATGAGTTTGAATATATTTTATACGGCGAAGAAGAGGAATAATATGGAATTATGGATTAGAAGTCAAGATAAAGAAACATTGTTAAAAATTAGTAGATTATATTTAGGTTATTCAGGTTTATCTATTGAATCTGGTTATTGTCAGTTAGGAACATATAAAACAAAAGAAAGAGCATTAGAAGTATTAGATGAAATACAAAATATGATTAAACCTACACTAATCAATACTGAATATCATAGTGAAATAAAACAAGGTGTAGATAAATTAAGTTTTGATGTTGTTATGCAACCAGTTGAAGATAAAATAACTTATATTCAACCAAATGTAGTTGTTTATGAAATGCCAAAGGAGTAAGATATGGAAATAGTTGTAGGAATAGTCTTAATGGTTATATTTGGGTTAATAACTTATGTAGCAATTAAGTTTAAAGAGATTTCAAGGGAAGTTGATGAAGATTCTAATAAGGAAGGAAGAGAATAATGTACGAATTGAAGAAAACCAGCGATAATACATTCGGTGGTAAAGGTTCTGTTTACTATCAAGTAGAAAATTACGATGGTGATGTAGAAAAATTAAAACGATTTGTTAAAGAATTGAATGAAATGTCTAATTTTTGGGTTAGTTGGCATATTGTTAATGAAAAAACAGGTCTTTTGGAACAAGAGTTTGATCCATTAGATTAAAAAGCATATTTTTAGGTAAAATGTGTGATAGTAAATATCACAAAATGCACAAAATACATAAAATAATGTGCATTTTTGTGAAAAAAGTGCAAAAATCGTGATTATTTTACTAAAAATACCAAAAATAATGTAATTTTTGTGTTATTTTCTTTATATAGAAAGAAGATGAATACATAATGTTTGAATTATGGGTTAAAGATAGAGAAACTAAGAGAACTTATAAGATAAAAGATTTTTGGGATGAAAGAAACATACACTTTGAAATAGATCAAGTAGATAGAGATAAATGTGAATGGGTTATGGTTATTGTTAAAGGTCAAAGTGGTTGTGTTTTTTTTAAAGAGTTTGAAAAGAAGGAGAAAATACTAAGAAAATGAAAGAATATGGTTTTGATATAGAATTATTACAAACAAAAGTTAAAAGAAGTTGTAATTGTAAAGAAATTAGAGGCAAAAAGATAATTTTAGAGAAAGTAGTTGATATAGATAGTATTCCATTTGATAATTGGAATATTGCTTTATTAAATTACTTTAGAAGAAGAGATTTTGTATGCCCTAGTTTCGCATATTATGGGCATGTAAATGGATTAGGGTACTTTGTAGGACCAGATGAAGTAAAAATGTAAAGAAAAAACCTATGTATTGACATAGGTTTTTGTTTGAATTATAATTGAATTGTAAAACTAGATAAGAAAATATATAAATGCAGTTTTTATAGATTCAACGGATTTTACTCATTAATTTTATAAAAAAAGTTTTTGACTTTTTACCCCTTTTTTATTCTTAAATATAAACTAAAACCTTTCGTTAAATAAGTCTTATACAAAGGGATGAAGTTTTCTAGTTTGATAATCCCTTTTTACTGCATTTTGATTTGTGAGGAAAATATGAAAGAAACAGACTTTTGGAGTTGCAAGTTTGTGTATGAAGGTCTATACTTTTTTACATTTGAAGAAGTCGTAGAAGATGCACAAGCGATTAAAAAAATATATCAACATTTAACAGATAATCAAGTTTATTTGTATCGTTGGTATGTTTATGCCCATTACAACCTAAGTAACTATCAAAAGAATCTCTTATGGGATTATCTAAACGATTTCTGTACTTATGAATATTTTATAGAACAAGCGAATAGAAAAAAATAAAAGAAGCAGTTATGCTTCTTTTTCTTTGTCTAAATATGTAACACCAACAGCAAATGCTGCCCAAATATCTTTTTTAAATCCATAGAAGAATCCTGGTGCTTTTTTAACACCTACATCGCCAAATCTATCTATTAATGCTTGTCTTATATTGCTATCTTTTGCCTTCATACTATGGCATAAGTTCATTTTTTCTTCTTTTCTATAAATATATTCGTAATCAGGGCATTTTCTTTTTTGTATAAATCTACCAATCCATACACAAGTATCAAATACAGAAGCACCGACAGGCATCCCATACGATGCTATCATTTCTATTATTAACTTATCATAATTTAATTCGCCTAATTTTATTAGCATTTGATAGTTGTCTATTTTACCAAAATCAATAGGTTTATAGGTTTTTTCATCAATTAAACAGTATGCCGATTCAATATTTCCAGGATCTATTGCTAATATCATCTTCTAATTCACCTCATATTTCAATTTTAAGACACTTTAGTCGTTTCTTAGTATAAATATACCACTCACTTGATAAAAACTCAATTTGTCATTATAATTAGTGCTAGAAAGGGTAATGAATATGACAAAGAAACTATACAAAGAACAAAAAGACTATGCCAAATTAGAAAAAAGGAATAATTTAGTTCAATTAGAAAACTTTTATGTAAATGCACAATTTAACAATTTGCCTGAAGTTGTGGAACATAAAAAAGAAGAAATAGTAGATAAATTAACCGAGTTTCAAGAAAATTATGTAACAATTAATGAAGATAGACAAGGAAATAAATATAAAATAGTTAATCCATATCTTGTTTCTACTTATTTCTTTAAAAGTATTAATCCATTAAGTAATATTGAACCTGTTTATAATTCGGAAAAATTAGCAATAGTGTGGGATTTATACATGTATTTAGTAGAACAAGTAAATATGAATATTGATACATTTAATCCAACTTTATCTCATTTTGCTAAGTTTGCAGGCATTTCTTTAACTACATTAAGAAATTATCGCAATTCAGGAGATAAACAAATGTGTATATTGCTAGATAAGATATACGATGAAACTATGGACAGTAACTTTACACTTGCACAAAATGCTAGGTTAAAAGAAAAAACTACTGCACTTAGATTAAAAATAGAAAACGAAATAGTAGAACAACCAGTTCAAAAGCAAGTTGTTAATATTAATGCTAATTTAGACCTAGATAAGATTAATAGTCGTATAACTGAACTTGCTAATTTTAATAAAAAGGTAAAATATATTGAAGATTCTACCAATAAGGAGTAGATATAAATGGAATATTCAAAAGAAGAGTTAATATCTACCATTGAACATTGTTTTAGTGTAGTAGAAAATAACTTTAGAAAGTTTAACAAGAAAAAACTTAAATATGCTGAAGTATATGAAGTAGTTTGCACTATTCAACAACTATTAGATTGCTTATATAACATGGATTTTGCTAAAACAGGTGAAATCATCAGGAAAAGATATATTCCGTTATTAAATCTATTAATTCAAATAGATGCAACAATAGGGCATAGGGCAGATTATGTTTCTAAGTTAGAAACTGCATATAAATATTCAGCAAGAACCGATTTAGAGTCATTTATTATTTATTACGAATGGCACGAAAAACAAAAGTTTTACGAACCTAGATATGAAATACTTAGTGGTTATTGTTTTTATCTAAATAAGATGATATTTGATCCTACTTTTGAAGGAATAGTAGCAAATCTTCCTTCTGGATGGGGTAAAACATATTTAACTGCATTAGCATCGGCATTTAGTTATGGTGTAGATGCAACAGGAACAATATTATCGCTATGTTCAAATGAAGATGTAGTAAACGGCGGTAGTAGAACTATAAAAGACATAATTGAAAGTGAAAGATTCGGTGAAGTATTCCCTAATCTTAAATGGACTAAAGAAGATAAAAACTTCTTCATAAAAGATACTGAAGGTGAATGGAAACTTAAAGATTGCCGACTTGCTGCTTCATTTTATGCAAGAACTACTAAATCAAATGTAGTAGGTTGTCGTGCTAGTAAATGGGTTTATATAGATGACTTATATGCAGATTATAAAGAAGCATTAAACGAAAATGATAACATATTCTACTATCAAAAGTTTTTAACTGTATGGAGAAAGAGATTTGTTCAAGAAGCACCTGTTTGGAAGTTTATTATTACAGGTACAATGTGGTCGCCAAAAGACTTTATTGTAAAAATCATTAATTGGTTGGAAAAAAGATATACTTTTATTAAACATCCTAAGTTTAAACACACTAGAGTTAGTGAAGATGGAAAGTTCGCAATAATTCAAGTTCCTGCATTAGATGTAGAAACAAATAAATCAAATTGCGAAGAATTGGCATCTACTGACACATTATTAAACGAAAAAGCATCTATGGACAGATATATCTTTGAATGTAACTACCAACAAAATCCAGTTTCACCTGAATCTATGGCATTTGATTGGAAGAACTTAAAGAAATATAAAGAACAATTAGTAAACGACTATGGTTCTACCTATGCTGTAATAGATGGTACAAGAAAAAGTGGTAAAGACTTCTTTTCTATGCCAGTATTTCAACCATATATGGAAGATTATGCCTTAATTGATTGTATATATACTCAAACAGCAACAAGTAAACTTACTAACGAAATATGTGAAATGATTATTAAGCACAATATTAAAATATTAGTAGTTGAAACCAATGTTGATGGTGGATTAAAGAAAACGATAGAAGATACTCTTAAAGAAAAATATAATTTTGATAATGGAATAGTTATAATTGAAAAATATAACACAGTTGTAAAAGCAACTAGAATTGAACTTGAAAGAGGTAACATGATAGATAGAATCTTCTACCCAGATCAAAACTTATTTGCACCTAATAGCAATATGGGTAGATTTATGACAAGTTTTACTATGTATAACATAGATGGTAGAAACGAACACGATGATGCTAACGACTCTGTTGGTATGTTTACAGCAGAAATAGTGTCTGGAAAGTCTAAACCTCAAAAAGCGATACCTATAAAGCGACCATTTTAGTCGCTTTTTTGGTGTAATTTGACAAAATGTTTACATTATGTTATTTTTTAAGCGAATAAAGATTAGAGGATGATGCAAATGAAAACTTATGGTAGAAAAACTATTTATGTACCATATTCAAATGAACAAATAATTGCAGCAGATGATAAAAAGTTAGTTCAAATTGCTGCTGATATTATCGAATCTTCAAAGTCTATTCATAGTCAAAATAAAACAGAAAGTCTTTATTTAAAAGATTATCTAAAAGGTATTCAAGATATTTATACAGATAAAATCAAACATACAAGACCAGAAATAGATAACCACACAGTTGAAAACTGGGCATGGTGTATGGTTGATTTTAAAAAGAGTTATCTTTTAGGTAAATCTATTCAATATGTTCAAGCAGATAATGAAGCAAGCGAAGAAATCGCTGAATTAAACAAATACATCAAAAATGTAAATAAAAAAGCGAAAGACCAATTACTTTACGAAGATGTATTAACTTGTGGTAGAGGATTTAGATTTAAAAATTATGTAAAACCTACTGAAGAAAACGAAACACCATTTGAAATTATTAATCCAGATGTTGAAAACACTGAATGTGTATATTCAAATAGAATGGGTAAGGAACAAATTGGTAGTTATGTTGTTACTTCACAAGAATACATAGATGTTGAAACTGATCCTAATACAAACGAACAAATAGAAAATAAAAAAACATATAATGAATATACATTTTATTTCAAACATAGAATGATAGTATTAAATGATAAATATGGTAAAGTTGCACTTGCTGACAATGTTGAAAAACCAATTCAACCAATAATCTTACAAGAACATGTTATTACTGAATATTACACAAATACATATAGATTATCAATTATCGAAATTGCTAAAGATTTATTTAATGATATTAACTACTTAGAATCATTAGATAAAGATGATATGGAACAATTTGTAAATGCAATAATGGTATTTACAAATGCTGAAGTTACTGAAAAGGAAATTGAAGCAATTAAGAAATTAGGTGCTGTTTGTATTTCTTCTACCGAAAATAAGAAAGCAAGTATTGAATTGCTACAACAAAGACTAAAAGCAGGAGATACACAAGTTTATTACACTAGACTATTAACAGCATTACATCAAATCTTAGGTGTTCCAATGGCATCCGATAATGGTACTGTAACAAGTGGTGATACAGGTAAAGCAAAACTTACTGGACAAGGTTATACTACTGCTGGTATTAGAGCAGAGGGTGAAGAAACAATGTTTGGTATGTGTGATATAGAAGCATTAAAAGGAATTATTAAAGCATGTAAGTTAAAACCTAACGGATTTAAAACATTAAAGATACATAATATTGAACCTAAGTTCTTTAGAGATATGTCTGATAACCTAATGACTAAGGCACAAGCATTATTAAGTCTATACAATGCAGATATTCCTAGAAGTTTCGCAAATGCTATTGTAGGTTTATTCGGTGATCCTAATGCTGTTACAAAAGCACAAGAAGAAATGTTTGGACCTCAAACTTCTCAATTAAATAAAGGTTCTAATACAGGATTTGGTAATGAAGAAGAAAATCAAGACAATGTTGATGAAAAAGACACAGAAGATAATGTAGATAAGAAAAATACAAATGTTAAGATTCAAGAAGAACAAAACATAGTAAAAAAAGTAACGGAACAAGATGAACAAGAACAATAATCTTGTTCCTATATATCGAGTGAACCAGTGTGCAGAGTTGGTGCAACTCCAACTCCTCTCGACCGAATTATTCTCTGGGGAGGTACACCTGTTATTTGTACTGTTAGGAGGAAAGAAATGAAAAGAGAAGAATTAATTTCAAAAGGTTACACAGAAGAACAAGCAAGTGAACTATTAGATATGTTCCATGCTAATATGAAGAATGTAACAAAACAAAACGAATCATTACAAAACGATTTAGCAATCGCTACTGAAAAGATTGCTGGTTTAAGTCAAAAAGAACAAGAATTAAACCAAATTAAACAATCTCAATTAACTGAAAGCGAAAAAGTTGCTTTAAGAGAAAAAGAGATTGAAGAAAAATTAAAGGAAGCAAGCAAAAAAGAATCAGAGGCAAGAAAAGTATTAAATGAAGCGAAAGCGAAAGTAATACTTGCTGAAATCGGTGGAGTTAGTGATAGCATTTTAAAATCAATCGTAACAGATGATGAAGAAGTTACAATTCAAAATGCTAATGAATTGTTAAATCAATTTAAGTCATTTAAAGAAGAAACAATTTTAAAGACTAAAGAAGAGTTATCATCATTAGATATTAAACCTAATGCAAGTAATTCTACTCAAACAAACGATGCTATGACTTGGGAAAGATTTGAAAATCTAAGCGAAGATGAACAAATCAAGTTTCAAGAAGAGCATCCAGATGAATTTGCTAATTTATAAAAATTAAAAAAATAGAAGAAGGAGAGAAAAATTATGGCAAATATTTCAGAATTTAATGGAAAAAAATTTAACCCACAAGTTTTCGATAAGTACACTGAAAAAGTGCCTAACTTAAAGAGAAACGAATTAATTAAAAATGGTGTTTTTGATGTAAAAAATAAATATAAAGCACTATGCACTAACCAAGATGGTGGAGATTTCATTATTACACCAATCAAAGGATTATTAGATGGAGATGTTCAAAACTACGATGGTGTTGAATCATTCGTACCAACTAGCAGAAAGACATTCTCACAAGGAAAACCAATTTTTGGTCGTATGAAAGCATGGCAAGAAAAAGACTTCTCAACAGAATTAACTGGTGTAAACTGGATGAAAGATGCTGCTGCTGAAGTTGCTGAATATTATCAAGGAGTAGATCAAGATGACCTATTAGCAATTCTTGAAGGTATCTTTAAAATGGACACTTCAGATGCAGGTAATGCTGGATTCGTAGAAAAACACAGCACTGAAATCGAAGGAAACATTACATCTTCAACTGCTAATAATGCTGCACAAAAAGCATGTGGAGATAATAAGAAAATTATCACTATGGCATTTATGCACTCAGATATTGCTACTAACTTAGAAAACATGCAATTATTAACTTATATGTTATATAACGATGCACAAGGAATCCAAAGACAATTAAATATTGCTACTTGGAATGGTAAAGTAGTTATTATTGATGATAGTATGCCAGTAGAACAAGTTGCTACAACTTATAAGAAAACTACTGATGCTGCTGTTGTAGAAGGAAAGACTTACTATACTAAGAGTGGAAGCACTTATACAGCAGTTGCTTCACCAGTAGATGCTAACATTTCTACTTACTATGAAGTTGATGAAGAAGCACATGATGAATACACTACTTACTTATTAGGTAAAGGTGCATTTGAATATGAAAATATTGGTGTAAAAGTACCATCTGAAACTTCAAGAGATCCTAAAACTAATGGTGGTATTGATGTTCTTTATACAAGACAAAGACATTTAGTTTCACCTAAATATATTTCATATACTAAAGCATCACAATCTACTAATTCAGCAACAAAAGCAGAATTAGCAACTGGTTCAAACTGGGAATTAGTACACGATGGTGCACTTTCTGGTAGAACTTATGTAAACCACAAAGCAATTCCAATCGTAAAAATTGTTTCTCGTGGTTAATTAGAATAGGAGTGAACTTATGGGTAATACAAGAACACTTGAGGACAAGGTTAAAGATAGAATCCCTTATAGAGAGTCTATATTTAAGACTCAAGCAAATTACGATAATTTTATCGCTGATTTAATTGAAATCTCAAAAGATATAGTGTTATCTATAAGATTTCCTTTCGTTGATGATTATTCAGAAATGGAAGTGCCTTCAAAGTATAAAAGTTGGCAATTAAGATGTTGCATTGAACTTTATAATGGAATGGGAAAAGAAGGACTTACAAGTTATTCTGAAAATGGTTTAAGTTGGAGTAGATTAACCGATGGACTATCTTCCGAATTAATGTCGGAGATAGTTCCAAAGGTTGGTGTACCAAAAAGCGATGAGGGGGAATAGTTATGGACTATGGTTTCGACTTATATGCAAGTAGTACAATGAATTACAAAAGCGATATTTATATTGCTAGTAAATTAGGAACTACTGAAGATGAATATTTAAACGAAATCGAAGAATATGACACCCCAGTTCCATATTGCTTTAATGTTCAACCTATTACACAATCAAGTGAATTGGCAGAGTTTGGCGAATTATCAAGATACTTAAAAAGAGCAGTTGTTTCAAAATCTCAATATTTGGGAATGTTCAAAGAGTTCGATAAAGCATATCTTGATGGTGTTACACCAGATGGTGAAGCAAACAATGGAGATAATGCAAATTATCGTATTTACACAATTAGACCTCAAAATGTTGTTTTAATGATATATTTTGAAAAATTAGTTAAAGGAGATGAATAATCATTATGTTAATGAGAAAAGGAAAAGTAACAAAAGATATTCCTAGCAACCTAATTTCAGATTATGAAAAAATGGGTTGGGAATATGTTAAAGAAGAAAAACAAACAAAAGAAAACAAAGTAAACGAAAAAAACATTATAAAAGATGAAGATAGACTACATCCTATCAAAAAGTAGATATGTATAGTTTTGAAGTAAAGTTCGATAAAACATATCAAAAAATATTAACTGAAATCACAGATTTAAACAATATGTTTCAAAGTGCTTCTTTTAAAGAATATATAAAAGATAAAGCATTAGAAGAATTAAATAGAATCATTCAACAAAGAGTAAATAACTTTGGTGAAGGAGAAGAACATCCTATATTCGTTCAAAAGATTGATGAATATAAGAGAAATAATAAAACCGAAATCGGTGCTGATTATATATTAATATTTAACGATACAATGCTAACTTATGATGAAATGACATGGGTTTCCGAAAACACAAAAATTAATTATATTGATGGTTTATCTATATCATATCTAATTGAGTATGGTTCTGGTTTAAAAGGAACTTCTCAAAGCGATTGGGAAACTAATGTTAATAATCATAAAGGAACATGGAGTTATATAGGTCCAGATGAGAAAATATACCACACAGATGGTATTGAAGGTAGATTTATTTACGATACTTTGTTACAAAGTGTTAAAGATAATTTTGAAAAATGGACACTAGATTATTTAGATGAAAGGTCGGAATTATATGCTAAATAAAGAAATGAATGTTGAAAACATAGTTCTTAGTAATCTAAGAGAATATTTAACTGAAAACTCTATATTTTCGCCTAAAGTTTTGCCTAAGTCTGCTAGAACTGTTAGTGAGTTTCCTACTGTAATATTCAGAGAAAGAAATAATAGTAATGATCTAGCACATACTTCAATGGACAGAACACAATTAGTCAATAACATAAATGCCGTTGTTGAAATATACACACAAGACAAAGTTGTTGGTAATACTAAATATGCTAGTAAGAATGTATCAGATGAATTAAAGTTCTTAGTATTTGATTTCTTTGATGTATATGGTGCTGAAAGAACAGGTTGTGATTTCGCAGAATATTATAATAAAGAAGTAGATAGATTAGTTATTACATACTCTTATAGTGTAAATAGTTGGAATAGAAAAATTAATTAGAAGGAGAAACATAATATGGCAATTAAATTAAAAAGAGATTATGATAGCAAGGGTATAATTTCAGCAGGTGCTATGATATGTGTTTATGATGACACATTAGCAAAATACATCCTATTAGTACCTACTACTGATATGCCTGCTGGTCCTGGTGCACCAGATACTATCGACAATCCAATTTTAACTACAAGTTACATTGGACAAGTTGAAGGTAAACAAACTCTTGAACAAAAAGAATATACTATCAACTGGTCAAGAGATAACATCAGAAGATTAAATAAATATTCTGGTAAACCATTATCATTCTTAGAGATTGATGGACAAGAATACACAGGAAGAAAGTTCAACGGAACTTTAACTTTCGACAAGGATTCATATAGCGACAATGCAATCATGCCTGGTAAAGTATGGATTACAGTTACAGAAGATTTAGGTTATGTTGATGATGTAAGAGATATTTATGCAGAAACAGCAATCATTACTTCACCACTTCCTGAACAAGTTATTTCTGGAACTGCTACTGCTACTGTTTCATTAAAAACAAGTGCAAGTGCTACTGTAACAGCAACTTCTGAAGCAACTTCAGTTGCTACTGCTACAATTAATGTTACAACTGGAAATCTTGAAATCACAGGTGTTGCTGCTGGACACACTATTGTTAAGTTAGTATGTTCTGCAACAGGTGAAGCATCAAGTGAAAGAACAATTCTTGTAACAGTTATATAATAAAAAATAAATGAGGAGAACAATTATGAATAACATAAGTGAAGAACTTATAGAGATTGATGGTAAAGAATATACATTATTTATTAATAGAGCAGGTATTGTAAATTGGGAAAAAGCAACTAAATTACAAGCAACTGCTAAAGATTTGGAAGAAAAATATAAAAATATAACAGATGGAGAAGTTTCAGAAGAAGATTTTGAAGCAAACCCATTTGGAGAAAACGATTTTGATGCAGATGAACAACATGCAATAGATATTTATAGAAAGTTCTATTTCATGGCATTATACAAAAATCATCAATTATCAAAACAAGAAGCAAGTGATTTATTCGATAAAGCGATTGAAGAATATGGTATAGACCAATTAATAGAACTAGCACAACAAATGCTAACATCAGCAAATACGAATAAACAAGCAAACTTAAAAAACTTGAAAGCACTAAAATCAACCAAATAGATAAAAACAATAATGATGAAGAACAACAACCGAAATATGATTCTTACACGGATTTTTATTTAAACGAATTGTTCCCTAGTGCTATTATGTTCGGTATGTCTAGTACAGAGTTTTGGGAAGAAGAACCCCAGTTGTATTGGGCATACCGTTTTTCTTTTATGAAGAAACAAGAAATAGAACAACAATCCAAAATTGAACAAATGCGATTAAATTGTTGGTTACAGGGAAAAATTAATACACTCGCATTTAGTATTGCTTTAAACAATGCTTTCTCGAAAAAACATTTAGACTTTCCAGATTACAATAAACTCTTCAAAGAACAAAGTGTCGAAGATACTAAGGCATATAAAGATATTGAAGAGCAAATGGAAGGTGTTGAAGATAATAATGAATTAAGAGAAATAGAGTTCAATTATTGGGCAAGATTAAATCATTAGAAAGGAAGATGATAAATGGCATCAACCGAAAAAAAAGTATCAATGTTGATACAATCAAAGTTTGATGACAAGGGTACTAAAGCAGCGGAGAAATCCATAAAAGGATTAGGTGCATTATCTAAAAGCACTATTGCAAATATTTTATCGTTAGCAAAAGCAGTAAGTAAAATTACTGATAACACTGATGATCTTGTTGCATCTCAAAGACTTTTAGGTACTACATTCGGTAATACTACTAAAGAAGCAGATAAGTTTACTAATAGAATTACTCGTATCGCTGGTATAAGTGAACAAGTGCTTAATTCTGAACTTGCTTTACTTGGTAGAACTGGACAATCATTAGGTATGAGCACAGAATTATCTAATGAATATGCAAGAAGTGTATCGGCATTATCTGCTAAGTTATCTATGTTATATAATGTAGATTACGAAAAAATGACAGATTCGCTTCGTGCTGCTGCAAAAGGTGCTACAAAGACATTTACTGAACTTACAGGTATTGTTGTAAAGGAACAAACTTTAAATCAAACACTTGCAAGTATGGGTGTTTCAAGACTAGCATCTCAATTAAATGCCAACGAAATTGCTATGGTACAATACATTCAAATTGCTAAACAAGTTGAAAAACAAGATGGCAATTTATCTGATATTGTAAACGATGTAGCATATCAAAAGAAAATGCTTACTCAACAAATCCAAAGATTAGCAACTGCATTTGGACAAATGTTATACCCTATATTACAAAAAATATTGCCAGTATTTAATGCTATATTAATTGTAATAACTACTATTATTCAAACTATTGCTAAATTACTTGGTTATAATGCTAAAGGTGCAGAATCAGTTGAACAAGTATCTAATTCTTATGCAGGATTAGGAGATAACATAGAAAAGGCATCTAAGGCAGCAAATAAATCTCTAAGAGGTTTTGATAAATTAAATAATATTCAATCACCTAAAGCATCATCTACTGATACTGGTAAAGGTGGTATTTCAATAGATCCTAAGATATTAGATGAGTTTAATAGACTACAAGAAAATCTTGATGGTATTAGAAATAAAGCACAAGAAATAGCAGATGAGATTCTTAAATGGTTAGGTTTCACTAGAGATGAAAATGGTGAACTAAAGTGGAGTAAAGAACAATTCTTTGATAATTGTATTAAGTTCTTGAAAAAAGCATGGAAATGGATTGTTGCTATTGCTGGTGTAATTGCAGGTATTGCAATAATTAAAAAAATCAAAGACTTAATCAAAAATGGAAAAGAAGCAAAAGATGTTTTAGATAAAGGTTCTGTTGCAAATAAGTTGTTTGGAGAAGCAGCAAAAAAGGCAGCAACAGCATTAGAAATACTTGCTGTTGGTATTGCAGGATTTGCTTTACTTGCAGGTGTTGCAATATTCCTTGAATCATTAAGCAAATTATTGCAAACAATTAGTGAAACAGGAATGTCTGCTGGAGATGTATTCCTTAATTTAGGTGCTGCATTACTACCACTTATCGTAACATTAGGAATATTAATTCCATTACTTAATACTATGGATTGGACAAGTATTGCAGCAGGTATTGTTATACTTGGTGGAATGGTATTAGTTATTAATTCAATAAATGACTTGCTTAAAACATTTGCAAGTTTGGGAGATAATGCTTCAACTGTATTTACAGGATTTGCTGTTGTTATAGGTAGTGTAGTCGCACTTATGACAGCGATGGCAGTAATTGCTAAAGTCTTATCTTCTGATCCGATGGCATTAGTTGGACTTGCTGCTATAACTGCTGCAATCGTTGCTACATTACTCGTAATGAAAGAAACATTACCAACTATATTAAATGCTGTTGGAGATTTCATTGTTAAAACTGCACCTAGTCTAATAAAAATACTTCAAGTTATATTTGATGGTATTAAAGATATAATTCATGCTATTGGCGATGTATTACCACCTATAATTAGAGAAATAGGAAGAGTATTTGATACAGTATTTAACGGCATTTCTAAAGTAGTTAAAACTGTTGGAGATGTTATCATTGGAATAATGAAAGAAGCAGAACACCTAATAAATACTGTTTTAAAAGCAATTTTAGACTTTATTAGAGAATTAGGACCAGCAATTAACACATTTGTAGATAATGTAATAATTGCAATTACTAAACTAATTAATTTTGTAATTAGTGCTATCGAATATTTAGTAAATACATTAATGATTCCAGCAGTTAAGAAAATAATTCAAGCAGTAAACTTAATACCTGGTGTAGATATTGAATTACCAAAGAAAATGCAAATTGAAAGATTCCATCCACAATTATATGAAGATGGTGGTTTCCCTACTGTTGGTGAATTAGCAATAGTAAATGAAAAAGGTCCAGAGTTACTTGGTAACATGAATGGTAAACCTACTGTTGCAAACAACCAACAAATCGAAAAAGGTATTGAACAAGCAGCATATCAAGGATTTATGAGAGCAATTAACTCTTCTGGTGGATTCAATAACAATACTCAAATTGTTGCTGAAGGCGATGCTGAAGGTTTAATGAACTTTATCAATTTCAAAACAAAAGAGAAGAACAGACAATTTGGATTATAGGAGGTTTGATTAAATGATTTTAAGGAATTATAATAAATATGAAAGTTATATAAGAATTGGTCATACAGCAACAGGAAATCCTGGAAATTATGTTTGTAGTGATTTACAGGATTTCCCAACTCCTGCTGGTCCATTTAAAAGAATACTACACGATGTAGATGTAGATGCTTATACAGACTTAGATGGTTACACACACAGAAATAGGAAAAGACACGATGTAGAAGATTTTACATTAGTTTACCCAGTTCTAAGCGATGCAGATGAACAATTTATTTTAAATATGATTAGTCCTGAATGGATTTATGTTGAATTAACAGACAAGAAAACAGGAACTAAAAAAGTTCATAAAATGTATGCTAGTGATAAAGAATGGGAAGTATATAATTCGATATATAATTCAACAACAGGGAAATGGGAAGATATGAATACTGCTTTTCAGTTCTCTTTAACGGAGGAATAAAATATGGCATACCCAGTTAGTGAAGATTGGAAGGAAATGGTATATGGTGATAAAACATCATATACCTATTCCTTATCTATAAATGGAAACAATGTACCTACTGCACAAATAGAAAATATGAAAATTAGTAATGCTATTACTGATACTGAAACTAAATATTTTTATATAGGTACATTTATAGGTCAAAAACTTACAATTAAGTTTAGAAACTTAAATGGTTTAGACTTACATTCAGGAGATACTGTTTCTTTAATAACTAATTTAGAGAAAAGTCCTGGTATATATGAATCTGTACCAATAGGTACATTTATCGTAGATGATTTAACAGAAGATTATAGAACAAAATGTGAAATAACTTGCTACGACAATAGTGTAAAGTTTGCAAATAATGTAGATTACTCAAATGTTTTCTATCATCTAACAAGTGATGTAGAAATAATTGAAGCAAAGGAATACTACACAAAAGAAGGTCAAGGTAAAACTGAAAAGTTTACATTAGTTGAGAATCCAGTTGTTGCTGATATAGGAACATATTACGAAGATACTAAACAAGCAACACTACTAGAAATATTACAATGGTTATGTGCATATTTTGATGTAACATTAGGAACATACCCAAATGTAAATAATAATGTTATTACTAATCAATATGACAGTGAATTAACAGGAAAAAGATATATTTCATACATAGCAGAAATGTTTGGTGGAAATGCTAAAATAAATAGATATGGTGTATTAGATATTATACCAGTTAATTCAGAACCAGTTATTGAAATAAATGCACATAAAGGAAAAGATTTTGCTTTAGGTGAAAGATATAAAATATCTAAAGTAACATTTGATGATGCTATTAGAAACTTTACATTTGGCAATTCAGATTACAACACTTTATATATAAGATCAGATAACTTCTTCGTAACAGAAGAAACTGAAATAGAAAATATATATAATGCTGTTGAAGGTTTTGATATTTATTCATTAAAACACGAAGCACCTGCTGATTTAAGTTTAGATGCTTGGGATTTAGTTACATTTACTTATAATAATGAACAATATACTACTTGGAACAATAATACAATTACAATTACTTCTAGTACATTCTCTAAACTTGAAACAAAAATACCTACTGAAATGCAAGAAGAAACTACAAGCAGAATAGGTCAAGAAGTAAGATTTAGAAAATTAAAAACAATAGTAGATAGAGATAACAACAGAATTGATTTACTTGCTGGAGAAACACGAGGAAATACAAATCAATTATCTCAATTATCTATTGATGTTCAAAAAATAAATAATATATTCCAATTACAAGGTGGTACTAACTTAATTAAAAATAGTGCTTTTCTATTAACAGATGAAACTTGGAATATAACAGAATTGATACAAGATGAAGGTTATGTAACACCATTTGGTTCATCTTATACAACATTGTATTTAGGTGAAGTTAAGAGTAATGCTGAAATAAAAATTAAAAACTCTAAAATTGAATCTAAAACAGATTTATCAAATATATTTATACCTTCATTAAATAAGGCACACACACTTAGTTTTAAATATAAAATGGATGATTATACTACTGCTACTATTAGGTTAAAGAATCCTTCAGATAATAGCATTGTATTTGAAGGAACATTAACACCTACAAACGAAATTACAGAAATAGAAGTAACTAATATAGTTCCTACATATAGTTATTTGATATTAGAAGTATCATCTACAACTACTAATAATGGTTACTTATATTTATACGATATGTTACTAAATATAGGTGATAAACAAACTTGGAGTCCTGCAAGTGATGAATTATATTCTACTTGTATAAGACTTTCACAATTAGGTATGACTATATTAGCAAGAGGTAGTGGTTTTGCTACTTTAATGTCATCAGATAAGTTTGCAATATATAAAGCAACATTTAATGGTGAAGAAGTAATACTTGGTGATTTAGTTACAGAGTTCTATGTTGGTGGTATTAAAACTACTGATATTCAATGTAATAGTGTATCTACTACTAACTATGTTTCTGAAGATAGAAACTGGGGTGGTGTAGAGCATCATATTGAATACTTCAAAGATGATGTAGTTCCTGTATTAACTCGTAAAGGTGGTCTATTAGTAGAAAATACTGAAAAGAGTAGATTATCTAGCAAAGCAGAAGAAGAAATTGATAATAGCAAAATTAAAGATATAGAAGTGGCATATAAGACAACTGAATTAAGTAAAGATGAAAAGACAGTTGTTATCACTTCATATAATGCTAATAAAGAAATTATTTCTACTACCACTCAAAAAGTTGCTAAAACTGAATTAGGTTATCAAGGAGAGGTTGGTGAATAATATGGCATTTAAAGGAATACCACTTAACATAAAAAGATTTTATTTTACAGGTCAATATTTTTCAAATAGAGATTTAAAAAGAGTAAAATATTATTATGATGACAACGATAATATAATTCATACAAAAGAACTATTTAAGTTTAATAGTTTAGTAGTTGATCCATTTGAAAATGAAATCTATTATTATGATGATGACAAAGAACATTATGAAATAGATAGTAAATCTGCAATAGAAATTGAACAATTTGACTATATTAAAGAAATAGATTTTAATATAGATGGAATAGAAGAAATATATGGCGATGATAAAATAAACATTTCCGAAAGCAAGGCAGCAGAAATAAGTATTGGTGGTGGAAGTGATGATAAAGGTGATTACCCATATCTAGTTAGATTAGGTGATTTGCTATATGATTCTAAATGTTTTGTAGATAAAGATGATAAATTGATTTTTAGTTATTTACCTGCACTTGGTTGGATTGAAAATGAATACTACGATGTAACACCTTATGGTAAAAAGAAAAACCAAACTATTTATCAATTAAAAGGTAAAGAAACAAAGTCGATTTCTGTTACTGATTACAATTATCAAGTTTATCATTATTTTGAATTAGATAGAGGACAAACAATACCTGCTACGAAAAAAACAGTTTCTTCTATTATTAGAATATGGAATGATAATGGAACTATAACAATTAACTATTGTGATTCTAAAAACAAAGTTTTATATAGTGAAGTAGTAGAAATGGGTATGTCTGTTGTAAAAGTTGAAGATAGTGGAAACTATGCTGGTTATCATGTTGAAATAATCTATTCAGCAGACAATTATCAAAGAGTAATTTGGTATGAAGTTGGTGAAAAAGAAGAAGCAAAAGAACCACCAACACCACCATCTAGTCCAGATATACCAACACCATAGGAGGTGAAATAAAATATGGCATCAATTTCAGGTAATGGTTCAAAAGGACACCATACCTATACAATGAATATTTGGGAAGAATCAGGAAGTGGTAATTCTTCTTCAAATACAAGTAGAGTATGGTATAACATATATTTAAGTGGACAAAGTTCATATAAGTTCAGTAGTATGAATACATTTCGTATCTGGGTTTATATTGATGGGGTTGAATATTATTTCTATCATCCTTTTAATAAATGGAATGGTGGAAATGAAAAAGTATTAGGTGATAACTATGTTGATATTACACATAACAACGATGGTACTAAAAACTTAAGTTTTAGTTTTGAAGTAACGGATGCTTCAACTGCTTCATATACAACAGGTAATGCTAGTTCTAGTGGTTCAATGCAACTAGAAACTATTGCAAGATATTTTTCTAGTACACCAACATTAACAGTATTAAGTAAAACTGAAACTTCAATTACTTATACTTGGAGAACAAGTGAAACTTGTGATAACATAACATGGCATGGAACAGGTACTACATCAACAACAGGACTTCCTGGAACAACTGGTACTGTTACATTTAGTGGTTTAACTGCTGATACAAGTTATAATCATTATGGTACTTTTAGAAGAAAAGATAGTCAGTTGACTACTAATTCTTCAACAACATTTAGTGCTAAAACTGATAACTACCCTTATGTTACAAGTTTATCTCCACAAATTATTACTTTGGGTGAAACTTCTGTACAAACAATTAACATAAGTAATCCACATAATAGAGAAACAACTATTTATGTTAGAAAAAATAATATACAAGGTGCATTAGTAGGAAGCACTACTACAACAGGTTCAAGTGGTGTAATAACAATACCTACAAGTGAACTATATGATTCAATACCTAATTCACAAAGTGGTACATTGTATTATTATTGTGTTTACACAGAATCGGGTACTTCACATACTACAACAGGAATAACAGGTACATATCAAATAAGTGGTAATGAAAGACCTACATTTCCTACTTCAAGTTGGAGTTATACAGCAAATCTAACTCAATTAACAAACGATAATCAAGTTGTTATTGATGGTTATAGTACAATTAGTGTAACAATAAATACACCTGCTACAAGTAATTATGGTCAAGGTGTAACTATTCCAAGTTATTATGCTACTTGGGGTAATGCTACACCTGTTACATTTACTGCTAATCAAACAGCAAATCTAGTACAAGGTAATGGTGTTAGTTTAGTAGTTCTTGCGAATGATAGTCGTGGTTTACAATCATCATTAAGTTCTTCAACAAAAGACTTATCTAGTAAAAGAATTGTTTATAATAAACCAGTTGTAAACAATTTAGAAACACATAGATTAAATGGTATTGATACTATTGTTATATTAAATGCAAATGGTACAATGTTTAAAGGTAAGTTTGGTGATAATGGTGTTCAAAATGCTATTTATCTAGCACAATATAAAGTTAAGACAACTGATAGTCCTAACTGGAGTCAAGCATATTCAATACCTGCTGCAAATTGTTCATTTGATTCTACAACAGGAAATTGGACAATTACTAATGCTAGTATTCATGCTAATGGGCAAAGTGGTGGTTTCCCTTCTGGAACTGCTTATGATGTTAAACTAGAGTTCTATGATGCACAAGGACTTTTAGGTTATGGTACTGCTACTTCTACTATCGAAGATGGTTCTTTAGGAATTGATAGATATAAAGATAGTAATGGTGATTATCATACTGGACACAATGGTCTTGCTGATGATGATTACTGTGATAAATTCCACGGAGATATTGATGTTGAAGGCGACATTTATGTTAATGGTGAACCATTTTCACCAGGCCCTAGCATTAATGTTTTAAATGAAAAAAGCAATAGCACAACAGACACATATAGTGCTAATTACATAAATCTCGCTGCATACCCTATTGGTTCAATTTATATAAGTATAGACTCAACAAGCCCAGCAAGTTTATTCGGAGGAACTTGGACACAAGTTGCTAAAGGTAGATGTTTAGTTGGTACTGGTTCGCCTACTGCAAATACAACAAACTACTTTGGTTCTCTAAATAATAATAGTGGTATGACATTCTACTCAGAAGAACAAGGTGGACAATACTATCATTACCTAACTACTGACGAAATGCCAGCACATAGCCACGGTTCAAGAGGTTGGGCAGATGTTAGAGATGGTAGTGGTTCTTATAGAACACTAGGTGCACAAGGTCAAGATCCATATTATACATACGATACTGGTGGAAATGGTAAACATAACACTATGCCACCATATTATGGTGTATATATTTGGAAAAGAACTGCATAGGAGGTAATAATGAAAGTATATAATCAAGAAAAGACCAAAATATTAAAAGATTTTGATTTAACTTATGGCGAATTAAAAGAAGATGTTTTAAAAATACATCACGATGAAGTTGAAGGTCAAGAAGAAGAAGGACATTATAAAGTTATTGCTGAATACCCAAATGGTGGCAAGGATGTTGAATGGGTTGTAGATGTACCTTATATTGAACATCAAGATGCTTATGATGAAGAAGAACCTATTTATGTATATATTCCTTATTCTGAAAAAAAGATTGCTGAAATTGATGAACAATTTAAACTTAGACAATTAAAGGAAGAACTTGCATCAACTGATTATGAAGCGATAAAATATGTTGAAGGTTGGTTTACTGATGAAGAATATGAACCAATTAAAAGACATCGTGAAGAACTTAGAGAACAAATAAGAGCAATAATTGATAAACCAAATAATGAAAATAATACCATATAAGGCACACAATTTGTGTGTCTTTTTTGTGTATGGTATAATGACAATAAGGAGATGACATAATGGACATACAACAAATGAAATATCAATATGCTGTTCCCAAAAAGTACACAGGCAAAACACCTAATGCTGAATATAAAATTGAATCCGAATGGCATACATACTTTAGTGTAGATGAACATAAAAATTATTTTATCGAAGATGAACTAGAGTTTTTAAAACAATTAAGACAAGATTTAATTGAATATCAATTACTTGTTGAACAAAAGACGGAAAAAGTAAGAAAGAAGGTGAAATAATATGAAAAAATGGATTAAAGCAGCAGGAATAAGAGCAATCAAAACTGTCGCACAAACAGCAGTTGCTATGATTAGTGTTGGTGCTGTCATGTCTGATGTTAATTGGATTGAAGTTGCTAGTGCTAGTTTACTTGCTGGTATTTGTTCACTTTTAACAAGTGTTGCAGGATTACCTGAAATTAAGGAGGATTAAATTATGAATCAAAAAGATAAAGTTATATCAATTTTATTAGCAGAAGAAGGTTACTTAGAAAAGAAATCTAACAAGAATCTTGATGATAAGTATGCTAATGCTGGTGCAAATAATTATACTAAATATGCAAGAGATTTAGATGCTATCAAAAACTTTTACAATGGTAAGAAACAAGGTTATGCTTGGTGCGATGTATTTGTAGATTGGGGATTTGTTAAAGCATTTGGAGTAGATGAAGCATTAAGACTTCTATGCCAACCAACAAGTAGTTGTGGTGCTGGTGTAGGTTTTTCAGCAGACTATTACAAAGCAAAAGGTCAATTCTATACATCTAATCCACAACCTGGCGACCAAATATTCTTTAAAGATTCTAAAGGAAATAGAGTTCATACAGGTTTAATTTATCAAGTAGATAAATCTTATGTTTATACTATTGAAGGAAATACATCATCTGATCCTGGTGTAATACCAAATGGTGGATGTGTAAAGAAAAAGAAATATGCTTTAAATTATAAATACATTTATGGTTATGGCAGACCTGCTTATAAAGTAGAACCTAAACCTGTAACTAAAAAAGGTTATTCAGGAACATTTCCTAAACTACCATTAAGAGGTTATTTCAAGAATAAAGATAAAGGAACACAAGTAAAGAATCTTCAAAGACTATTAAATTGGTTAAATGGAGATAAACTTGCTGTTGATGGTGAAATCGGACCTCTTACAATTAATTCCGTAAAGAAGTTCCAAAAATCTAATGGGCTTGTTGTTGATGGATTATTCGGAAAGAAATCACTAGCAAAAGCAAAAGAAATAAAAAAGTAATTTTATGTATTGACATAGAAATAAAATAGAGTTATATTTAATTTGTCATCACAAAGGTGGCAAGACAAACAAGAATAATCGTGGGCACATTGTTCATAAATATCACTACTTTGGTTCTTGGTTGTTAATTCAGTAAATCGTGCTATTGGTAATATAAGTTACCCAGTAGCATAAAGCAGATGATTTGACCTCTGCCTGTCCTATGAGGCAATTATTACAAATCAGTAGGACATTGGGAAAGTAATAATGATTGTCTGCCTTATGGTGCTGGTTAATGGAAAGAGGTGAATAATACCCTCTCGAAGCACCACTCGATTGTAAGAGTATAAATTGCAAGAATTTATAAAAGTTTAAATGCTATTAACATTAGTTAGTAGCATAAGGTAGATAAAGAAAAACAAAGACAGTGGAAATGGGAATACAAAAGGTTTAGAACTAGGTTGTGGTATTCACACTTATAAGGTTGCGACCTTTAAGTGAAACCTTTTATCTATCTTATGGTGCTAATTAAAAACAAAAAATTAACAAAGAAGGATGGTGAAAACTCCATCAATAAACTAGAAGTGTTGTTAATCTTTGTTGTTCTATTTTCTATCTATTATCTTATTAGCACTATATCGGTGAACTTCCTATCTTACTTATAAGAGCAATTCTTTTTTCATTTAATACTAATTCACCGATATTAAAAGCATCTTTATGATGCTTTTTTAGTACAATTTGTCAAATATTTATTTTTGTGGTAACATTAGTATGTTAGAAAGGAATAATCAATATGACATCAACAGTTATCACAATTATAGGTGTAATTTCAACAATTATTGGATGTACTATCGGTGTAGTCAGTTTTTTTGGTAGCAGGAAAAATGATGCTATCAAAGAAATGAAAGAGAATCATCAGGAATTGATAGAATACCAACTTAAAGAGTTGAAAGAATCTTTTAAAGAAACAAGACAAGATATTAAAGATATTAAAGTATTGTTAGGTACTTATAAAGATGATTTAAAACGAATTGTTGATGAAAAGATGGAAGAACATATTAAAACATATCATTCAAGAACAAGGGGAAAATAATATGGGAATTAGTGATGACATGGAGAGAATAGACAGAAATATTAAAAATGCCGAAAAAAAGATATTAGATATTGAAAATCGTTCAATAGCATACGATGTGTGCTTATTCCTAAAAAAAGTGGTTATTACTTTAACAACATTAATGTTTTTATTAATTGTGATTTGTGTGTTTGAAGCAGTTGCGATTATATATTTAGTTAATTCTACTTCTACTGTTGAAACAGTAGATAGTTCCGAAACAAGTTATTCTATGGAAAACGAAAATGGTATTAATACTTTTGTAGGTGGTGATAACATTGGCGAAATTAACAATAACAAAAAAGAATAAGACTAAAACCACTAAGAAGGTATTTAATAAAAACATATTAACAGATAGTAAAGGAAGAAAGCACTGCAAGACATGTGGTGCATTTATTTCGGTTAAAGGTAAATAGAACTATGTTAAAGTTTGATTTTACAAAAGAAGAAATGGATTTCTTAACATCAAAGATACATCTTACTGAAATACAAAAAAGGATCATAGAATATAGGCAAGAAGAATATTCTATTGCTAAAATGGCATTATTAGAACATTTAAGTGAAAGAACAATAAGTAGAGAAATAAACAAAATTAAAAGGAAAATAATAAGAGTATTGTAAAATACTCTTTTTTTATTACTAAAATGGCAATAATTAGGCGATAAGTAGGCGATTTAAAACTTAATTTTAATGATTTAATATATCTAGGAAAGGAGATAAAACATAAAGATGATATTTTAAAACAATATTTATTTATGTGTTCTCTTTTCCGTTTTTTGTTAGGAGGAATAATTATGTATGGTTCTTATTACAATAATCAATTAAACAACATAGATAGAATAAATAGTCAAATTCAAGAACTTGAAAAAATGAAAAATCAAATGCAACAACCACAACCTAGTATTAACCAAACTTTTCAAATAGCACCATCTGGAAACACTATTAGATATGTTAATTCTATTGCTGATGTAGAAAAGGAAGTTGTTGTCGGAGATACACCATTCTTTAGTAAAGATATGAGTGTGTTATGGATTAAAAGTTCTAAAGGTGAAATAAAATCTTATACTTTAGAAGAAATAATCCAAAAAGATGAAAAAGACATCAAAATAGAATATCTACAAGCACAAATAGAAGAATTAAGAAAGGAAATAGGAAACAATGAATCAAGTTATGCAAATGATAGCAAGTCAATTACGAATAAGGAATCCAGAAGCATACAATCAGTACGAAATGTTAAGAAAAAGTAATGGAAACCCTGAAGAGTTATTAAAACAAATAACAAGCAAATATAGTCCAGAACAAATGCAAAACTTTTATAAATTTGCAAATAGTTTTGGTGTAACAGAAGAACAATTAAAACAATGTGGAATTATAAATAAACCTATCTAATATGTAGGTTTATTGAAGCACTTAACCTAGCATTGAGTGTTTCAATAAGTCTATGTGCTAGGAATGGATTTATAGAAAGGAAGTATAGTATGAACAGTTCAACTGGTATTCAACCAACTATTGAATTAGCAACAACTAATGGAAACGGATTCTACCCAGTTTACCCAGTAGGAAACTATGGAAACAACAATGGTGGATTCTTTGGTGGAGATGGAATTTGGGCATTAGTATTACTAGCACTATTATTCAATGGTAATAATGGATTTGGTGGATTTGGTGGTAATAGTGGTGATTTTGCTTGGTTATCTAACGGACAAAAAGACATTATGACTAATACTAATAACGGATTTGATACTTTACATTTAAGCAATCAAATTGAAGGTGTTAGAGATGGTGTTGCAGGTCTTTCTAACCAAATTTGTTCTAGCACAGCAGATGTTGTTCAATCAGTAAATTCAGGATTTGCTAGTGCTGAAATTGCAGCAAATGCTAGACAAGTTGCAGACATGAACCAAAACTTTGACAACCAAATTGCTACTTTACAAGGATTTAACACTTTAGGTAGTCAATTAGCAACTTGCTGCTGTGAAAATAGACTTGCTACTTGCCAAACTCAAAACATAGTTCAAAACGAAGGAAATGCTACTAGATTTGCCGATGCTAATAATACTAGAGATATTATTACTAATGCAACTCAAAATACACAAGCAATTCTTGATAAATTATGTCAATTAGAATTAGATGGCAAACAAGATAGAATCAATGAACTTGAAAGACAAGTTTTAATGAAAGATTTACAAGCAAGTCAAATTGCACAAAACTCATTTATTGCACAAGGTTTCGCAAATGAAGTAGATCAATTATACAATAGATTATCTAACTGCCCTGTGCCATCAACTCCAGTATATGGAAGAACACCTATATTCACTTGTCCAGGAAATAATGGATGCGGATGTAGTGGAAACTCATTTATTTAAAAGCATAAGTTGAATACAACTAACTCGATTACGAGAACTTGCTAAAATGTGTTGTTGCAACACAAATGCAACACAATTAGGAATAGGCAAAGTTCTATTCCTTTTTATTTTATGAAAGGAGAAATAAAATATGATACAAAGTGTGCAAGAAATCCCTTTAACATTAACTAACAATTCAAGTGCTATAACATTTACAAACGATACAATAAGAACTCGTAGTGCTTGTCAAAACAACTGTAATGGTTGGTTATGCCATAACGAAGGTAATCCACTATATCAAATAGTACAAGGTGGTTACTATGAAGTAAACTTTAATGCAAATGTTTCAAGTGCAACTGCTGGTAGTGTTGCTTTTGGTCTTTATCAAAATGGTGTTTTAATACCTGGAACAACTGTTACAACTGATATAACTACTGTTGGTGTTCCTGAAAATGTTTCATTTTCAAAAACTATACAAGTATGTTGCAAAGCAGATGCAGATATAACAATCGCATCAGTACCAAGTGTTCCAAACTTATCAACAGGTGTTGCCATAGAAACAGAAACACCAATAGTTCAAAGTGCAAACCTTACAATTAAAAAATTATCATAATGAAAACAAATGTTGTAGATAATTTGGCACTACTATTACAAGTATTAAGTCTGCAAATATTATTTCAAGATTGCAATAATTCTGATCTAATGAAAGAATTGCAAAACCAAGATGAAATATATTTAAAAGAAATAATAAAAAACCAACAAGAAATATTAAAAATCCTTAGGAAAGGAGAATGAATATGGAAGAAGAAAATAAAGAAGAACTTGTAGAACAAGAAACTGAAAAAATTGAAGAAAAGGAGAGTGAAAATATGAGAGATAATTACGGAAACTATGGAAACTACGGAAACTATGGCAATTATAATGACTATGGAAGAGAAGAATACGGAAGAAGATATGGAAACTACGGAGATTATAACGATTATGGTAGAAGAGGTGTAGATAAAAGATATAGAGGTCATAACTATATGGATGGCATGTATAGTGGTTATGGAAGATATGAAGAAGGTAGAGAACAATATAATAGAGGCAACTATGGTGCTAAAGATATGACATTAGATAGTCTTGAATATATGTTAAAATCTATGGTCGATTTTGTTAAGATGTTAAAGAGTGAAGCAGGATCACAAGAAGAAATGCAATTAATTCGTGAATACACACAAAAAATAAGTCAAATGTAATATGTATAGATTTTATAATGCAAACTCGTTAGGAAAGTTTACTGATGATTGCACTATAAGGGCAATTTCAGTAGCAGAACATAAGAGTTGGGATGAAACTTATGATGAATTAAGTGATTTGGCACAAGGATTTGGAACTCTAATGGATGATTCTAATTTTATTAGATGGTATTTAGATGGCAAATATAATAGAATACCAACTTATAATATGACAGTAGGAGAATTGTCTGGAGAATACCCAAACGATACTTTACTTATCACTATGAAAGGACATATAGTTGTTTCTAAAGACGGAACGATTATAGATGTCTTTGATTGTAGAAATAGAATAGTTGAATATGCTTGGTTAGTATATTGACTATTCTTTTTATTTTTTTAAAAAAGTAGTTGATTTAACAATTTATAAGTGCTATATTGTGATTAGACTAAAGGAGGTAAAAAGAAATGAGTAAGATATATTTATACAATAATTACCCTTAAAAGTGCTTTAAATCAATTTTAAGACATAAAATATAGAAGATAGTATAAATTATTGAAAATAATACAAACTCTTCTAAAAAGTACATAAAAATAAGAATTAGGAGGTAATTATGATTAGATTTAAGTTAAAAGATGGAGTAAAAGTAGCAGATTCTACTCAAAGAGCAATAGCAAAAAGGATGATTGTTGAACCTGCAACACTAAATAAGATATTATCAGGTAAGGCAACATGCAATAAAGCAACAGCATTTTACATTACTTATTTGCATCTTGAAGCAAAAGGTGAACTAATAAGCGATAGTAAAGTTTACACTTATTTTAACGAGGTGAAATAATGGCTAATATTAATGAATTTAGTTTAAATGATATTTCTCAACAATTATTAATAATAAATAAAATAACTATTGAAAAATTATTTGAGCAAAGTAATCAAAATGCTTTGATATTATACTTGTTTTATTACAAAACAGCAAAATGGCAAAACACTACAACGATAAAGGCAAATGATGAATATTGTAAAAAGTGTTTACATTGGGGTGCTGATAAACTACAAAGTGCTAAAAAGGTACTTATATCAATGAAATTAATTGAAATATTAAAGAAAAATGATGAAAACGGAAGAATTGTAGGATGGTTCGTAAGAATAAATTATTATACAAATTCCACAACTCCTGTTTCCACTATACCTGTAACCCCAGTTCTGGTGGAACAGAATACAAATACTATTAATAATAATAATAAATGCTTAAATAATAATATAAATGCTATAAAAGGAAAATTTATTCCACCAACTCTTGAAGATATTGAACAATATTGTAAAGAAAGAAATAATGGAGTAGATGCTAAAAAGTTTTACGATTATTATTCAGTTAATGATTGGAAAGATAATAAAGGTAATCAAGTTAAGAATTGGAAACAAAAAATGATTGCTAATTGGGAAGGTAAGGTTAATAAGGAAACACCTAAGAAACCTTATTCAGAAATAGTTAATGGACAATTAATATGGCACTATAATTAAAAAACTTAGGAGGAACTAAAATGGAAGATGATACTAGAATCCAAAGAGAAAATGAGTTTTTAGCACTGTTAATAAATAAAAACGAATATATTGATAAACTTAGGGTTAAACCTAAATATCTAAAATCTACTGAAAATCAAAAGATGTTAGATATAATAATTAGATATTACAAACAATACAAAGTAGTTAATGGTGCACAAATACTTAGAGAACTAAGGGAATCATTTAATCTTAACTTATTTTTAGAATTATGGTGCAAAACTGTATATGGTGATAGTTATGAACACTTTAGAATCTATGAAAACATGATAATAGATGACTATAAGAATGATTTTATAGAACATATAAATCAACAATACAAAGATAAATTATTAAGTTTTGATGATTACATGTCAAAAATGAAGATAGTAAACGAGTTTAAAGTGAACGATAATAATACAGTAAAAATGAAAACTATTGATGATATTGACTTAGACAACATAGAAGAAACGAAAGAGTTTATTAAATCAGGTTGTGAAGAGTTAGATAAAAAGATAGGTGGTTTTATTCTAGGAGAATTAAGTGTATGGTCTGGTGGTAATGCTTCAGGTAAATCATCTTACTTAAATCAACTAGCAATAGAAACTATCAATCAAGGTTACAATGTAGCAGTTTATTCAGGAGAATTAACCGATAAAAGATTGCTTAATTGGATCACTTTACAATGTGCTGGTGCAGATAATGTAAAGAAGGATTCAGAAAAAGAATATTACTATGTACCAACTGAAATAAAAAAACAAATCTTTAATTGGTTGAATAACAAACTATTCGTTTACGACAATTCATTCGGAAATAAAGTAGAAGAAATAATTGAAAGTATTGAAGAATGTGTCGTTAAGAATAATATCAAGGTTGTTATATTAGATAACTTGATGAGCATGAACTTAGCGAAGTATGGTAGTGATAAATACGATATTCAAAGTAAGTTCGTACAAGATCTATCAGCACTTGCTAAAAAATATAACATTCATATTCACTTTGTATGTCATCCTAGAAAAACTACCACTTTTTTAAGAAAGGTAGATATTTCAGGTAGTGCAGACTTAACAAATATTGCAGACAATGTATTCATTATGCACAGAGTTAATAACGACTTTAGAATTAGGGCAAGTGAGTTATTTGGATGGAATGATAGTAATTCTATATTTGGATTCTCAAATGTTATAGAAATATGTAAAAATCGTGAGTATGGTGTTGAAGATTACTTTTGTGGATTGTTATTTGAAACTGAATGTAAACGATTTGACAATGTATTGTACGAAAGAAAATGTTATAGTTGGGGAAATGTTCCAAATTAATATTGACTTGTCAATACAACAAGTATATAATATATTTAACAATGAAAGGAGGTAAAAAGAATGAATGAAAGATTTGATTTAGATAAAGTGGTGGTTATTAAACAACTACCAGAGATAATGGAACAACTTGATATTATTGGTAAAATGGTTGATGAAAAACTTGCTGATATTAATGATATTCAATGTACTGAAGAAAATAAAACTGAAGTAAAGAATAGAAGAAGTGAAATTAATAACACTTTAAAACTTCTTGAAAGCAAAAGAAAAGAAATTAAGAAAGCAATAGAAGAACCATACGACCAATTTAATACTAAGTATGAAGAAACTATTAAGACTAAACTTCAAGATGCAGATAAAATATTAGGAAATAAAATCAGCGAAATTGAAAATGCACAAAAAGAAGAAAGAAAATCAAGAATGGTTGAATTATTCAACGAATATAGAACAGCAAATCACTTAGAAGATATAATTGAGTTTGAAGATGTAGGATTAAATATCACACTTAGTGCAAGTGAGAAATCTTTAAAAGATACAGTTATTACTTTTTGTGAAAAAGTTGCTTCTGATATTAAAGCAATTAACACAATGGATGATTCAACAGGTTTATTACTTAAATATAAATCAAATGGTTTTGACTTAACTAAAGCAATCTATCAAGTTAATGAAGAAAAGAAACAAAGAGAAGAACTTGAAAAAAAACTTAATGTAGTTCAAGAAGAAACTAAAAAAGATGAGATAATTCAAGAACAAGTAGAAGAGTTAATCGTTCCTGAAATTGAAGAAGAAGATATTACTATCACATTCACAGTAACAGGAAAGAAATCTGATATTATAAAAGTTCGTGAGTTTATGAAAGAAAATAATATTAAATATGAATAGGAGATTAAAATATGGCAAATAGTATAGCAAACACTAAACCAAAGTTTAGTGTAGCAATTCAAACAGATACTTATAAAAACTTAATTAGTAGAACATTAGGAGATGAAAATAGAGCAAAAAGATTTGTTGCATCTATTAGTAGTGCAGTTGCTACAAATCCTGCATTACAAGAATGTGAAGCAGGAACAATTCTAAGCGGTGCTTTACTTGGTGAAGCATTAGACTTATCACCATCTCCAGTTTTAGGAATGTATTATCTAGTTCCTTACGAAGATAAAAAGAACGGTGTTAAAAATGCACAATTCCAAATTGGTTATAAAGGTTATTTACAATTAGCAATTCGTTCAGGACAATATAAGAAAATTAATGTATTAGCAATTAAAAAAGGTGAATTAGTACATTATGATGCACTTAATGAAGAGATTGAAGTAAATCTAATTGAAGATGAACTTGAAAGAGAAAATACTGAAACTATTGGTTATTATGCTATGTTTGAATATGTAAATGGATTTAGAAAAGCAATTTACTGGTCTAAACAAAAAATGGAAGCACATGCTGATAAGTTCTCTAAAGCATTTAACTTAGATGCTTATAGAAAATTACAAGCAGGAAAGATCCCTGAAAAAGATTTATGGAAATATAGTTCATTCTGGTATAAAGACTTTGATAGTATGGCATTTAAAACATTACTAAGACAATTAATTTCTAAATGGGGAGTTATGTCTATTGAAATGCAAGATGCTTATACAAAAGATATGACAGTAATGAAAGAAGATGGAACATACGAATATGTAGATAGTCCATCAACAGAAGATTCTAATATTATTGAAGCAGCAGAAGAAACAACTGTTACTAATATAGATGAATTATAGGAGGTGATAAGAATGGAATATGAGATTATACAAAGTGGTTCTAAAGGTAATTGCTTAGTATTAGACAATAAGATAATGATTGATTGTGGACTATCTTATACTAAAATAAAAGATAGACTAAAAGATATTAAACTTATATGTCTAACTCATATTCATTCCCTCAGACCACTTTTTGAAAAGTACAATAAAAAAAATAGCATTAGAAAAACCTACAATTAAATTTGTTTGTGGGGAACATCTAATAAAACCACTAATTGATTGTGGTGTAAGAAAAAACAATATTTTCACATTAAAAACTGATAATTGGTACAACTTAGGTATGCTTAAAATTAGAATTGAATCATTGTTTCATGATGTGGAAAATGTTTGTTATAAGATTCAATATAAAGACAACAAGATATTTTATGCTACTGATACAGGTCGAATAGACCATATAGATGCTAAAGACTATGACTATTATTTCGTAGAAGCAAATTATGAATCTGATGAAGAATTAGATAAGAAGATTCAACTTGCTAAAGAGAACGAAGAATATACACATTTAATAAGAGTTAAAAAAACACATTTATCTCAAATTGAATGTTTTGATTGGTTATATAAAAATCGTGGAGATAATAGTCAATATGTCTTAATGCACCAACATGAAGAAAGAAAAACGGAGGAGAATTAATATGAAATTACCATTTGTATCAAGAAAA